CAGAGAGGTCACCCTCACCTGTCATCAAAGCTTCAACATGTTCAGAAACATCAATAGACTTCAGACGATTTTCGACTGATTCCTTCTTGACCTTTTCTTCTTCTGTTTCTTCTGGTTTAGCGTGAGCCATTTCCATATAGGAAGCAGCTAATGCTTTTGCCTCACTTGCAGGCATTTTTTCCATTTCTTTGATTTTGTCATACATTGCGTTGATAGCATCTTTTTTGGTTTTCATTTCCATCTTAGGTGCATCATCGTCATGTTCTGCTTCTGCCATAACTTCACCTTCTGGAACATGTCCAGCTGCGAGTGATTTAGCAGTTTTCTTTAATCCATCATTTGGTGTATCCATTTTTTCTGGAGCACCTTGTGATTTTTGTTGTGCATCTCCACTTACTTGTTTCACTTTACTAGCGATCTTTTTAGCAGGAGAGTCTTTTTGCTCTGGATCAGTAACAGGTGCGCCAGTATCTTCTACTTCGCCCTTTATACTATCCATCTTATCGGCAGCACCAGCTGATTTCATAGGAGCATCTGCACCATTGGCTTCATCAAGTTCGCCAAGTACCTCTGCTTCTAATTCCTCAATGGTTTTATCTAATTCATTTGCCATGGGGATTAACTCCTTATATTGTTATAGTTATTTATAAAACTAAAGTTTTTGAAGAAACTTAGCAAAGGCTAAAGCATCCGCTTTAAAATTGCCTGTCCTATGGTTTCTTTCAATGTCTTCTTTGATCTTAGCAACCTCGGCTTCTAAAATTAAGCCATTGTTCCAGATCCATTCTTTTCCTTCCATAATACCCTCAACAAATGCGTTGGGAGCAGATGGGTCAGCAACAATATCTGCTGCTGTCGCAAGGTAAAAATCACTTCTCACTACGTTAGCCCCATTTTTCTGGTCTAAACTTCCCATACCCCTAGATGAAACACCTAGTTTCGCACCATCATCCATAAGAGATTTTACAATCTCACCCATTGGTGTACTAAGAATCTTAGCTTCACCAATAAAGTTTTTACCATCTGGATAAAGTGCAGTAATCATGTGTGATGCTCTCTCAAGATTGACTGTTGGCCCATCTGGGTGTCCTAACTCTCCGAAAGCACGCTTTTCTGAGATATACTCTTTGTTATATCTCTTTACTTCTTTACTAAGAATTTCCATAGGATACATACGACCATTTCGGTTTTTTATATCTGCTTGCATGAAAATGCCTTTGATCTTGTAATCCTTTTTACCATTTTCTTTTTCTTCTATAAGATAATCGGTATCGGATTCAATATGTTCTGATATAAGCTTTAATGTGTAACCCATAGTCCTATCCTTATGTTGTGAAACCTTCACCTTTTCTAAATTCTAAAATAACAAATCCAGAAGTAGTTGCTGTTTGTGCAGTAATATCTGCTGATGTTGCAGTTGTGTTTGTTGCAGTACCTTTGATTGCACCAGCAGAACCATCATAGTGTCCAGTTCCAGAAAGGTGTAGTGCAACTACATCAGCTGACGCCCCTTTAAATTCGATAATACAATCGTTACTGTTATCAGTATCGTGATTGCCGATAGAAAATGACCACCATGCTCTTAGTAAATCTAACTTTGCACCATTCGCAAATCCGTCTAAACCAGATCCATCTAAAATGAGGTTGGTTGCAGTATCACTTGCAAAGGTTGCTTTAACAGTTACCATTCCACCTGCTTTTGGTGCATTGACCACTGTATCTCTCAGTGTTGTTGTTACAAATGACATTATTTACTCCTTAAAATGATAACATCTCTTTTTCAAAATATCCCATAAGTTGCTTTTCAGGCACTTTATATTTCTTGGATATCTGATTAATAGTTTTCTCAAAAGTATTTAGGAAATCTGAAGGTTTAGCATCCATTTTTGCAAAAATATCATCAACAGCACCTTTCATCTTGGGAGATAACTTCTTATACTCCCTAGATTTCTTGTGTTCATCTTTCTCTGGTAAAGATTTTAAAAGGTTGCTAAACTGTTTCATCTGCCTCAACTTCTGGTATGTGGTTCTTAATAAAAGAACCAGCTACTTCTTTTCTTTTGTCTTCTAATGCGTCACCTACTTTTGCTGACATTGCATTTTTGAAAGCATCTTCTGCTCCCATCATATCTTTTTGTTGTAATGAACTTACAAAATCTTCTGCACTCATTTTTCTTCTCCATTATTTTTTGGTGGTGTTTCACCATCGTATTTACCTATGTCATCTGCTGGTATTGGAGCTCCATCCATAGATGGGTATCTTGTAATACCATCAGTATTTTGTGGAACATCAACTCCACCTTCATCTGGGTCAAGTCCTGCTTCTGTATTCATTTGAACTTGCATATCTTCAATCTCTGCATCAGTAAGATTAAGAACATTTTTCTGTACCCATTCTTTACTAAAGAATGTACCAATATAAGATTCAATAGAACCTAATGCACTAATTCTATCTTCAAGAAGTTCTGCTCTTTTTAATTCTGCAAAGTGTCCGTCTTGTAAGAAATCATACTGAATGTGTTGTGAAAGTTTTTTCCAATCCTCAAGAGTAATAATACCTTTAAGAATAAGTTGTGATTTTAGAATGTCAGTAAATATTGGAGTAAACTTTTTTCGTAGTCTTTGTACGAACTTAGTAAACTTCAATTCATCTCTAGTAATCTCTGTAGAACGACCAAGACTAAATCCTGCTTCAGCTTCTAAACGAGAAATAGGAACATTCAAAGATTGGAATAGTTTCTTTTTGAAGTATTGAATGTCATCAATCTCGCCAAGATTAGAACCACCAGCAAGAGTGGTAATTTCTGTACCACGGCCACCTTCTCTACGAGGCAACCAGAAATCTTCCAACATTGACATTTGATTTCTGTCATCTCTGATTTCACCAGTAGATGCATCATATACCAATTTGTTACGATATCTATTCATAACATCTTTTAGATATTGTTCTGCTTTAATCTTAGGAAGATTACCAACATCAATATAAAAGATGCGTCTTTCTGGAGCTCTTGATACTCGATAGATAACAAGAGAATCCTCAATCATACGCAACTGATTGACAGGTTTGATAGCTTTATGTAAATATGAAAGAACATGACCCTTGTTCTGGTCAATTAAACCAGAGGGAACATAGGTGATACTATCTGGAGAAATTTTGATTCCTTCAGTAGTTCCTGTTTTTAATCCTTTATCGTTATAAAGATAATACTCATTTACTTTTGTAACAAGTTCTACACTTGTGCCAGGCTTTACACCTTTGTTTATTTCTTTAACTTTACGAATTTTCTTAGGTTCAATATATCTTAATTCTTGAATACCTTTTTTGGGATTCTTTTGGTCAATGACCTTATGATAAAAAAGACGACCATCTACATACCATCTACGAAAGATGTCGTGTCCTTTTGTATCAAAATCAAGAAGTTCTAAGACAGTATCAAATTCTTCTCTGATACGATCTTTAATTTTTTTAGGATATGCAATCCTATCAAGAATAATTGCAACTGCTTGATCTCTTTCATTTGCAACAATACCTTCATTGATAATATCTTCGATTGCACTATCGCACTCAGGTTGTTGCGCTATATCTCGGTATCTACGAATTAAGTCATGCTCAGTTCGTTCTCTACCATCCGTATCTAGAAGTTGGCCATAGAAACCACCACCAGCAACCTCAAGAGTTCCGTCCTCTGAACTAGGTTCAGTAAACTTTTCTTCAGAGCTGGTGTTTCCAGTACGTTCAAACTTAAATCCAAATAATTCAGCCATTATATGTTTATCTCCTACCTTGTGTTATATTTAGTAGGTTTAAAAACTTACGCCTGAAGGTTCAAAGTGTTGGTATCTAAAGTTTATCTCGAATGTTTCAATTTCAGTTGCTTCTGCATTCGATAATTCGATTGCAGCAATTGAAGTTGGAAACGCATTTCTAAAGATATAACTTTTTAGAACTGTATCATCTCTGTCTAATTGTTCAACAGTTAAATCTGTTTGATAATCAGAAGGAGAAATTACACCAGTATTATCAACATAACTGTTAATACCATTCTGCCATAATTCCATTGCGTTTCTAATCATAAAATCAGTATCGTTATAAACAGTCACGTTCCAAGTTTCAGGCGCTGGACGATCACCTGTAATGTAAATATTTCTACCCCTAAATGGAACTGGAATTTCAGTTAATGTTGATGCTGGTAATTGTGCAGCAGTTACAAGAAATGAAGTTCTACGAACATCTAATCCAATAGCAATACCAGAAGGTGGAGTCATTGTTACTCTAAATTGGTTAGCTCTAGCACCACCACCAATCAGATTTGCTTTAAAGTCATCTATACTAGCCATTTTATCCTCCTACCTCAGAAAATGATACGCCTGTTCTTACAGCGACAAAGTTAAGTGAAATGAAGTTAATAGACCTAGCAGGTTTGATAAAGATGTCTGCAACAAATTCGTTTCGGTCAATGACCTCACCTGTATTGTTAGTTCCATCTGCAACCACACTAAAGTCTGTTATTCCCCTTCTTCCCTGTATATCTCTCAAGAAAGGTTCAACTAAGTTTCTAAATTGTGCTCTTGTGAACTCATCATTGAACTCAAAGAGTTGGAATTTTGCAGCAGTTGAAATTGCCTTTTCAAGAAGTAAGAACAAACGCCTTACATTGATTCTATCAAATGCACTTGGTTTTGAAAGAGCAGTCTTGTCACCAAACAGAACCACACCTTGGCCTGGGAAATTGACAACAGGATTTATTCTTGCTTTGTAAAGTTGATCTCGTTCTGCTTTAGTTGGGTTGAACGAAAGTTTTACTGCACCTCTAACATTTCCTCTATTGAAACCAGCAGGGGAAAAGAATGAATCTGCAATTTGGTCTGTGAAAGCACAAAGACCAGCAGTATCACCATTCAAAGGCACGAAACGATATACATCGTTGTACTTATCGTACATATACTTGTAACCACTATCGAAAACCATATAAGATGAACTTGGGCAAGTATTGAAACCATCTACAACATTTTTAGTTGCAGTAATTGAATCTGCGATTCCTACTGTAGCACCACGATATGGAGAAACAAATCCTACACAATCTCTGCGAGTTTCAACAAGTGAAGTAATCATGGTTACATGAGTGTCCATTGCAGCTTCTGTGTCTGCAACAATACTTGAAGGCCCACCTAACACTAGATTTATATCTAGGGTTTCTGTGTTTGCAAACAAGTCGTATGCAAGTTCAACTTCACCAGCTGTTACACTATAATCATCTGTACCACCAGTTAATGCAGAAACATCAACTCCAGATACTAATGTATAATCTGTACCAGTTGCAATATCTGTTCCCCAGTTAGAACCAGCAGCAAGATGGTCTGTCCAGTATATAAACTGTGATTGTGCAAAGATAACATCTGAATAATAGTTGTTAGAACCTTCAGGTGTTTTTGCATTAGGATTTTTTGACATACTAGGAAATATTTCAATTACCGCAGCAGTTCTTTGTCCAGCAACATCAACATCGAATCCTGTAACATCTCCTGTTGTGTCATATACTGCAACATGAATTTCGTCTTTTTCTCCACGACCATTTGCAGTTGACCAAGCAGATGTGCCTGGCGCTGAATCAAATAAGTCAGAGAATCTCCAACGTCTTGTAATAAGTGAATTGTCTGGAATAATTGTTTGTAAACCACCACCAGCAGGATCATCAAGTAAACGAATTGTTAAGACTTCACCAGAAACAGATGTTACTTCATATTCTTGTCCACCAGATTCTACTTGTGTATCTTTTGAAAATACAAGAGGTATGTCGTTTGCAACTATGATTGCTTTATCAAGAACAAGGTTTTGTTGGTCAGTTATTGATGCAACTTTAACAACTACATCTCCGTCTGATATACCAGCACCAAGTACTCTATCTCCAACTACGATTGTACCAGAGTTTCCGTCAACTACTAAGTTTTTAGTAGCAACTGTGATTGCACCAGCAACTGTTGCAACAACAGCTGAAGCAGTTTGGAAAGAAATGATATCACCGATTGCGATTGTAGCATCAGTTGCATCTTGGTTATCTACTGTAATTTCTAAACTACCAATTGCCTTCTCACCAACTGTTAGGTTCAATGAACCCAGAGGTTGTGCAAATGCTCTTGCACTTGGACAGATATCAACACCAAGTGAGTTACCATGTGTTCCAGCAGTTCTTGCTGTCCATTCTCCATGAGTACCAGATCCATCTTGGAAAGATGCTTGATAGTGGTCGTCATCACGAATGAGAATACCAGAGGTTGCACCAGCATTTACAATACCAGAACCAGCTCTAACTACTTTTAAATTATCTGCATATTGTAGAAAGTTTGTAGCGGTAAAAAATGTTTCAAAATTACTTGAATTTGGTTTACCGAATACTTGTACCAGCTGTTCTTCTGAAGTAATTGTTGTTACTGAAGAAACTGGCCCTTTTTGAAACGCACCGGCGATTGCACCAACAGAGGTTGCAACAGCGGGAACTACATTTGTTAAATCTACTTCTCTGACACTGACGCCAGGCGAGACTAAAAATGACATAATTCTTGCTCCTTAATCTAGAGATTACTCTTTTTTGTTAATAGTATTTATAAAAACTAAGTTTCTAAAAACTGTGTTTTATATGTTTTAAAACTTATAAATACATGTATGGTAAATGAACATTACGAAAAATATAAAGAAACTATTAAAAAGGTAGCTCGTAGGAACTATC